AGTTCTTTCGCTGTGAGATCCAGCAGGAGGGGCAGCAGAGAATTCAGTCGGCCTCGATACGCATCAATTCACAAGACCTGCTTCCTCGCCTGTCACAGATTCCGCGCGGTGTTGTGCCACGGCAAGCCAGTTATCTGACAGCGTTTGTTGACAGCTCTGACCAGGTTCTTTGGTGGATGGTGTGCGCATTCGCGGCAGACTTCAGCGGCTGGGTTGTTGACTACGGCACATGGCCAGATCAGGGACGGCCCGTGTTCTATAAGTCCGACCTCGCCCGCAAAATCTCCGATGAAATGCCAACGGCCTCATGGGAGGAAGCCTTTGTTCATGCACACAACGAACTCGACAGGATCTTGCTGGCAGAGTGGACTACGGAAAATGGCGAAGGGCGGCAGGTGGATCTGATCCTCAAAGACTGGTCTGACGGCCAGCAAAAGCCACGCATCGAATCGCAGGTGCTGGCGAATCCATTTCGCCAACGAATCCGCCCGTCAAAAGGATTTGGGCCGCGTCCAGGCCGCAAGCCCGTGCACCTGTGGGGCAGCGAAAAAGATCGTCACAATGGCTCATTCTGGGTTGAACGGCGCTCGGAAAATCCGCCACACATCCAGTATGATGCCAACATCTGGAAGAGCCACGCAGCCCGCCGACTACTCACAACAATCGGGGCGCCGTCGTGTCTGCTGCTTCCGGGGGCGGACGAGCGAGGGAATAGGCTGCTGGTGGAGCATTTGACAGCCGAACAACCGAAGGAAATCACATATGACGGAGCTGCGGGCATACAGTGGGAACTCCTCCCGACACGGAATAACGACTGGTGGGACTGCCTCGTTGGCTGTCATGTCGCCGCTTCCGCTCTCGGGTGCGGACTGGCCGGGGAGCGCACAGCAACCACCCCGCAGCGGCGGACCTTCGCACTACCAGCAGGGGCACGCCGTGGGTGACGGACGCACATTTGAGTTGCCCGGCCTCAGGTGCCAGCACTGCCAGGCACACCTGCCGCGAGTCTATCGCACGCAGACGACGCGAGGTTTCATCATTCGCGAGCGAATCTGCCCTCAATGCAACCGCGTAAACACGACCAGTGAGCGCATTATTGCAGTCCGTGAGCGGCAGCACTTCAGTGACCCTTGTGAGTAGTCGCCACTAATGGCGCGGCGGCATTGCCAACGGCACGCAGTCCGGCAATGCTGCCAACATGACAGACATTTCCCAGACAATCGCAAGTGAAGCTGAGAAAGCCGCCTCGGTCTCAAACGACGGGGTGAGCGTGACTCGCCGCAGTCTTTCCGAGCTGATCGCCTACCAGAAGTTTCTGCAGGCGAACGAAGCCGTTGCAAACCCCACGCTTGCACTGCAGGCCATGACTCGCCGCATTGTTCCGCCTGGGGGTCACTAACATGGGGCGCCGGGGGCGTGCGAATCGAGCCGCAAAGCCAGCCCGTCAGATGATGACGGCGCGCTTTGACCTCGCGCAGACGACGCCGGAAAATCGCAAGCACTGGACGAATGCAGACGGACTTGCCGCACGTGCGGCAATCTCTCCGGCCGTGCGTCGTGTTGTTCGCATTCGCAGCCGCTACGAGGCAGAGAATAATTCATGGTACGCGGGCATTCTGCGGACAGCCTCCAACCACATCGTTGGAGCAACGGGGCCGCGGTTGCAGGTATTGACAGCCGATGCTGAAGCCAACAGGAGACTGGAAGCTGCATGGCGAGCGTGGGCAACGAAGGTTGATCTTGCCGACATCCTCCGCACGTGCGTCGAGGCGTACTGGCGAGATGGTGAAGTCTTCGTTATGCGGGGCAGCAGCGTGCGTTTTCCGCTTGCCCTAGACCTGCTGGTTCTTGAGGCCGATCAGATCGCCACACCGTGGCAGCAGTCGCAACTGGTCGATCCGTTTGTTGATGACGGCATCCGGTTCGACCGTGCCACGAACGAGCTGGAATTTTACGTCTACGATCATCACCCAGGCTTGAACACACCGGTAAGTACGCTCAAGGGCCAGTGGTATCCTGCACGCGAGTTGTGTCACCTATTCCGCGCAGAGCGGCCAGGACAAACGCGAGGCGTTCCCCGGGCTACGCCAGCGTTGCAGACGCTGCCGATCATGCGACGGCAGGAACTGGCCACGCTGTACAGCGCGGAGACTGCCGCAAACTTCGCTATGTACCTGAAAACAAACAGCAGCGCTGTAACGCCTGCAACCGCTCCGGCGGACTTTGCGGAAATTGAACTGACGCGAAACATGCTGACGACTCTCCCAGAAGGCTGGGAGATCGGACAGGTTGAGCCAAAGCAGCCCGGACCGCTTTATGAAATGTTTCAGCGGCAGGCTCTAATGAGTTTCTGTCGCTGCACAAACATGCCCTACACGCTGGCCGCTGGCACTGGCAAAGACGCCAACTTTTCGTCCTTCAAAGGCGACATGGTAAACGTGTGGGCGCCCGAAGTTTCCGTCGAGCAAAACCGCATTCAAATCGGCGTGATTGAGCGTCTCTGGCAATGGTTTCTTGAGGCTGCAGTTTTCGTGCCGGGGCTCTTGAATGGTCTACCTGCAATTGCAGACATTGACCACCGATGGCACTGGCCACCACTGCCGGAACTCGATCAAGTTGAAGCCGCACAAGCAGCAGAGATCCGGCTGGCCGCGGGACTGTCGACGCCAACCGAAGAGCACGCACGCAGGGGTAAGGATTGGGATCTTGAGTCAGCGCGGGCGGCGGCGGATTTTGGTGTGAGTGCTGAGGTGTATCGTCAGGCGGTATTCGCAAAGACATTCGATCAGCAAGCGGGAGCGACGGCATCAGGTCCGGCAGAATCACTGGTCACAACCAGCACGACAGCAGTGGCTGACACCGCCATGAACGGCGCACAGGTTACGAGTATTGTTGCGATCATTGGGCAGGTTGCTGCTGGTGTGATTCCGGCGGCATCAGCAGCCGCATTGATTCGATCGGCCTTCCCGCTGATTCCGGCGGCAAACGTCGATCAGATGCTGGCACCGCTTGCAAGTGTTCCGCAGCAGTCACAGGTTGCCCCGCAATCAACAGCCGGAACGATTGGAGGCGAGTATGCCACGATTGGACAACGGGCATTCTCGAACAATCAAAAGCGAATCCGCAAGACGCTTGACGATCTGGCGACGGGCGACGTTTCGCGGGTAATGGCCGAGCAGACATTGCAATCTATTGGGCTGGCACCAGAGCGGGCAACGGTGTTGATTGACGACGCGCTGAGCGATGGCGTTACGGATGACGAACTGCAACAGGTTGACGCTGCTGATGGCGGCATCATGGCTGCACTGTCTGACGTGGATTTGAAGCCGTCTGACGGCATGGTGGAAGAGGCAAAGCGAGGGCTGGCGTGGCGTGATGAACACGGGCGAGGCGGCACCGCGGTAGGCGTTGCACGTGCTCGTGATATTGCAAACGGGAAGAGCCTGTCACCTGAGACCGTCAGCCGAATGGTTTCATTCTTCAGTCGTCACGAAGGCAACAAAAAGGCCGATGGATTTTCGCCGGGTGAAGATGGGTTTCCGTCAAACGGGCGGATTGCGTGGGCGCTGTGGGGCGGTGATGCTGGTATGACCTGGGCACGGTCGAAATTTGAGCAACTAAAGAACGCTCGCGAGGTGGCGAAGTGAAGACAATCAACATCACAAACAGGCTGCACCTGCAAGCCGCAGACGGGGCGAAGCCGCGACGGTTTCGCGTGGAAGCCTACAACGGCGGGCTGCTTCCAGTTGATGGATTTGAGCATCCTGTTGTGGTGGACCTGCAAGGGCTTGAGACGCCAAACGACGTACCGATTTTGATCGATCACCGCAAGGAAGTCGAAGCCACCCTCGGGATCACGGACAGCATTCAAAACAGCGGCACCACCTTAACCCTTGGCGGCGTTGTTACTGGCGTTTCGCCGTTGGTTCAGACAGTCCTCGCGCAGGACGCAAAAGGGCAGCGATGGCAGGCATCAATCGGCGCTCGTGTGCTGGAGTCTGTTGAGGTGCCAGATGGCAAAGTCGTCAACGTAAACGGCCAGCAAATCGCAGGTCCGTTCGTGCTCGCAACACGAGCAGTTCTAAAGGAAACCTCGATCCTGCCCCTCGGTGCGGATTCGAGCACATCTGTTAACCTGGCTGCAAGCGCAGCCGCCTCCGCATCGAAAGGGACGATAATGAGTTTTGAGGAATGGCTGAAGTCAATCGGGCTGGACTCCAGCAACATGACACCAGAACAGCAGGCCGTGCTGCAGGATGCCTACAACGCCAAGATGCAGGTCTCTGCAGCAATGGACGCCCCAAAGAAAGACGAAGAAAAACCCATGAGCGCATCGCAACCCGCCGCACTTCCAGCAACTGCTGCTGCTGCCGCTTCACTCGACCTCATGGCCTCCGCTCGTCGCGAACTGGCTGGCCTTCATCGCAAGGCCGCACAGATCACCGCTGCCGCTGGTGGTTTCGCGGACATTGCCGCAACGGCGATTGAGCAAAACTGGTCGGTTGACAAGACCGAACTGGAAGCTCTGAAGCGGCAAAACGCACAGAATCGGACGCGCCCGACTTCGTTCACTGCTGCCCAGGCCTCCGGTGACACTGGCCGCATTTTGATGGCTGGCCTCAGCATTGCCCGCCGTCACAAGAATCACGAGAAGGAGTTTACAGACGCTGAACTGCAGGCAGCCCACACGATGTTCCGCGGGCGCTGTGGTCTCCAGCAGGTGATTATCCAGGCTGCCGCCGCTGCTGGTATGCCAATTAGCGCAGGCGAGCGACTGCATGACAGCAACCTTCGGGATGCTCTCCGGCACGCATTCGCCCCGAATCTGCAGGCTGCATTCTCGACTGTCAGCCTTCCCGGCATTTTCTCTAATCTTGCCAACAAAGAACTGCTGGCAGGATTCGAGGAAGAAGATAACAACTGGGAAGAAATCAGCGACGTGAAAAACAACAACGACTTCAAGGCGCACACATCCTATCGGATGCTGGACGACATGGAGTACGAAGAACTTGGCCCTGGCGGTTTGATTAAGCATGGCAAGCTGTCTGAAGAGTCCTACGTACGCTCAATCGACACTTACGCCAAGATGTTTGCCCTGACCCGTCGCGACATCATCAACGACGATCTTGGCGCGTTTGACGACATCCGGACACGCCTCGGCCGTGGTGCCGCTCGCCGTCTGAATCGGCTTGTGTGGACGACCTTTCTCAGCAACCACACGACATTCTGGACGAGCGCCAGAACCAACTACATCGAAGGCGCCACTACCAACCTTGGCACCGACGGCGTGGGCCTGTCTGCAGGCGTGAAGGCGTTCCGGCAGCGCAAGTCGCCGCTGGTTACGGGCGCTGAAGAATCCAGCCGCATGACGCTTGGCGGACGGGCAACGAAACTGATCGTGCCTCCAGAACTCGAAGCCGTGGCCGAAGCCCTCTACGTTGCTCGCAACCTGAATGCAGTGAAGGCAGCCGACGCCAACATTCACGCCAACAAATACCGCGTGGTCGTGGCGTCTGAGCTGTCGGACTCCGCATACGGCGGCGGTTACTCAACCACCGCATGGTATTTGTTTGGCGACACGCTCAAGCCGGTCGTCACTTCGTTCTTGAACGGCCAGCGAAGCCCCACTGTTGAATCCGCTGACGCTGACTTCAACACGCTCGGCATTCAGTTCCGCGGCTACCACGATTTCGGCTGCAGCCAGTCCGAATTTCTCGCGGGCATCAAGAGCAAGGGCGCTGCATAGTCGCCTGCTGACGGTTCATTTACCCGGCGGCAATCGTCGCCGGGCTTTCTCTGAAATCATCCTGTAGGGAGTGTTATAATGGCTCAGAGTCCTGCGTATTTGGTGACTGACGACGGCGGCTTGCAATACACGTCAGCCGCTGCGGTGACTGGCGGTGATGTTATTGTGCAGGCGGGTATCGTCGGCATTTCGCCTGTCAATGCAGACGCAAACAAGCCGGTTGGATTGTCCCTCGAAGGCATCTATGACGTGCCGAAGACGACGGCCGCATGGGTGATCGGTCAGCCCGTGTTCTGGGATTCGGCTGGCAATCCAGACAGCGGAGACGCTGGCAGCGGTGCGGCCAATCAGATCGGCACTGGCGTTTACATGGGGATCGCAACGGCAGCCGCTGACAGTGGCGCGAACACTGGCCGCGTTTTGTTGAATGCTCCATACCCGCTGCGGCCTGTCGCTGTCACTGCAACCACCGGCGGTGCAACCACCGGGTTGATTCCGGCTGGTGCATCATACGTTACAGTCACCAGCGACAGCGCGGATAAGCAGATCAGCCTTCCTGCTGGATACGTTGGGCAGGTGCTCCGTATTCTGCTCGGCACGACTGCCTGCGAGTTGATTTCGGCTGTGGCCGCTGACAAGGTCAATGAGGTTACTGTCGGAGCGACTAACGAGTTGGCGCTTACCGCAGAAGCCCTTTACACGTGCGTCTACACGAAGAGCGGTTTCTGGATTGTGACCGGCCTGACAAAACTTGGAGCAGCTCAGGCCGCTCTGGTTCCTGACGCTCGCTGAGGTGAATAGTGGCTACGGGATTTGAAGACGCAGTTGCAGACATGACCGCGGAACTGCTGGCGTTTGCTGGTGAGTCCTGTGTGTATGTTCGTGGCTCGTCTTCAGCCACCCTGACGCTACGGCGAAGCCAGCAGCGGCCGCAGTATATCGACAGCAACAACGGATCGATTCTGGAGGTGCGGCCGATTGATTTCATCGGTCTCGCCTCCAGTTTTCCGCACGAAGAGCCGCGGGCCGGGGACCGCATCAAATGCGCTGGCCGATGGTTTGAGGTTGCCCCGATGATGGGCGAAAAAGTCTGGCGGCAGGTTACACCAACGATGCTCAGGATTCACACGAAAGAAATTTGACACGTGCCAGCCGTCAGCCCGTCTACCGAAGCCTGCGAAGCAATCCGCGACCGCATCAACAGCGGCAGCGGATACGTGCTTGATGTTCGGGCAGAGGCTCGGGAACTGCTGATCGAGGATCTTGCTGAACTCCGCAGCCTGCGGGTAGAGGTGGTGCCGGAAAACGAAGCGCAACTGGCGGACACGATTGATCTCGTGGATCGTACCAGTCATCAGATTCGCGTCTGGATTCGCCAGAAATTACAGACGACGGATCAAGACGAAATTGAAAAGCTAAAGTGGACACGGCGACAAATTGCGTTGCGGTTGATGAATTATGTGACCAGTGACGGCCGCGTCCGAGTGTGGGAAGTGGACAACCAAAACGACGTGCGATTTGACCGCGAAGCCCTGCAGCAGGACCGCGCGTTTGTGTCGTCAATTATCCTCCGCGTGGAGGTGAATCCGTGAGCGACTTTAGGATCACAGTTGACGGCATCGCTTCACTAACGCAGCAGTTTGCCGACCTGCGACAAACGCAGCCGCAAAAGCTTGCCCGCGTTGTCCTCGGTTCAGCCCTGCGAGTTATCGGCGATGAAATGAAACGGCTACTGGACCCGAAGGTTCAGGAAGCTGGGCGACGTGTCGGGCATCGCGTGACAATCTCCAGAGGTGTGATTACACGGGCGAAAGTAGGGTTCAACGTCGGCAAAAAAGGCAAGCAGGCATGGAGGCGGAAACGCAGCGGGCCAGGCGGCATCGGCATCGGTGGGCAGAATGTGCACTGGTGGATCATGGGGACCGGCGAGCGATACCGCGGAGGACGTAGGCGCAAGCGCGTAACGAAGGCCACGGCATCGCAGTACACCGGCCAGATGCCAGCAATGCAGCCAGACCTCGCAGCAAGCGCATTCAATGCAGTGAAGGGGCAACTGCCGAACATCATGGCACGGGCAGGGCGACGATACGCGGAGGCAATGGCGAAACGATCACGGCAGTTTGCATCACGTCTCAAGCAATCCAAAACAGGAGCAAAATAAATGGCAGTACTTCCATCAAAGGGCACTTCGCTGCTCATGGAAATCAGCAGCGTCTACACGGCATTCCCGCAAATCACCAGCCTTTCAATTAGCGGCGAAAAGGTTGAGACCTTCGACAGTACGGCGCTTGATGGCGGGGCGCAAAAGACCAAAGCAAACACAGGTTACGTCGAGAATCCAACGATCTCGGGCGAGTGTTTCTTCGACCCAGACAACGCGGTTCACTCGGCTTTCCGAACCAAGATCCGGACACCGGGCACCAACAATTTCAAGGTGACTTACACGGACACTACGCCAACCTCGGAAGTCTTTGCTGGCCTTGGCCTCGGCATGGATTACACCGTCGCGATGAATGATGGCGTGAAAGCATCGTTTACGATCGAAACCACCGGAGCGATCGCCTAATGAAGGCCCGCCTTTCGCTTGACCAGTATTGTGATATCACGAAGGTGACGCCGGAGTTGCAGCCGCTGGTGTCATGGGTGTCGGGCAAAGATGCTGCGGGCAAACCGACGCTGGTGGCTATGTATCTTGAAGGCTGCATTTTTGAGGGTGAAATCGCCCTGCAATTGTGCCGCACTGGTCAGGCGGCTCCGGCGGATGAGGAATGCGCTCTGGCGTTGGGGAAATCGGCTGCAGAAATTGCCCGTCTGCAGATCGAATACAAGATGAACGCAATGGGCATCAACAATAAGGATGACCGCGAGCTGTACCGTGCCGGAGTTATCGCGGGTTACGAGAAGGACGGCACTTACAGGCCTGGACCGAATTGGGCGAAGTACAAAGAGGCACAGGCAAAACTGGAGGAAAGCGAAGTATGAGCAGCATATTTGCACGCATAAAAAAGCGGGCGGCGCTGGCGGTTGGTGACACCGGGCTTTTCGTTCGCGAGCTGACATTTGGCGAAGTGAATCAGGTGCAGCGGCTAAAAGACGAGGCCCGCACATGGTTGACGCTGGCCTTTTGTCTGGTCGATGAGCACGGGGCGCTTTTGTTTCAGCCGCTTCCGGATGAGTCAATTGAAAACATTGCCGCACGCATGAAGAGCCTCGGCGAAGAGCACTTGACCGCGGGCATTCTGAATCAAATTAACGCGGCAATGGAGAAGCTTGCTCGACCTGCAAATATGGAGCAACTCGCAAAAAACTAGCCAGAGACTTCGAGGCAAAATTCGCCGCGGAATTTGCTCGAAGTCTGGGCCGGTGCGACTGGTGGAATCTGCGGGACGAGCACACGCCTTTCCAGTGGCAGACGCAACTGGCAATGTACAGCGCGGCTCCGTGGGGAGATCGTCGGGCAGACCTGCGGCAAGGGCTGTCAACGGCTAACCTGATGCTGGCGCAGAGCAGCCAGGAGGGTCGCACAGAGGAGGCCTTCCGTCAGATTCTGTCAGCGTTGATCGACTATCTTCCCGGCGGCAACACAGAAGAGACGGCAGACCTGCAGGCACTCGCTTTGATGAAGGCGGAACAGAATGGCTAGTCTCGGCGATTTGGTGGTGAACCTCGTAGCAGACAGCAGCCGCTTCCAGAAGGGGCTGAAAGACGCGGAGGGCTACCTTAACGCCTTCGGCGCGGCAGCAGCCACATTTGCCGCTGGCAGTGTGTTCAGCTTTATGCAGGTTGGCAGCGCGTTTGATGACATGGCACAGCGGACAGGAATCAGTGTCGAGGCTCTTTCAGCACTGTCGCATGCCGCCCAAATGTCAGACACGTCAATGGAGTCGCTGCAGTCGGCGCTGGTGAAGATGACGAAGTTTATTGAAAACGCGGCGTCGGGTTCCGGGGAGGCATCAAAAGCACTTGGGCAACTCGGGCTTTCTGTCTCACAACTAAAGGGCATGGGGCCAGAAGAGCAATTTAAGACGATTGCGGACGCGCTAAATTCTATTCCAGATCCCGGCCAGCGGGCGGTGGCTGCGATGGAAGTCTTCGGAAAAGGCGCGGCGGATATTAAGATTCTGCTCAACGAAGGCTCGGAAGGAATTTCGCGGTTCACTGACGAAGCGCACCGCACGGGAAAGGTGATGACAACCGAAACCGCCAAGGCGGCGGCAGATACTGCAGACGCATTCGACGGCATGCTCGGCAGCGTGAAAATGCTGATTGTTGCCTTTGGAAAGGAGTTGGCGCCGTTTGCTCGGATGGCGGCAGATGCTATCACGTATCTGGTCAGCCAACATGGGGACTTTATCAAAATCGTAGGCATGACTGCGCTTGCAATCGGCGGCGTCGTGTTGGCCTTCAAGGCTGTGACGCTTGCAACACAGGCATACGCTCAGGCAAAGGCTATAGCACTTGCGTTGTCGGGACCAAAGGGGTGGATTGCGCTGGGCATTGCTCTTGGTGCAGCCGTCGGAGCAACCGCGGCGCTGACTTCAGAGTTCAATCGGCAGAATGCAGAGTTAGAGCGACAGGTCGGCGCCTTGAATGACGTGCAAAAGGCACAGAAGGCGCTAAATGACTTGCAGGCTCGGCAAGCAAAACCGCAGGGCAAAACAGACTTTGAGGCACGCGCGGAGCGGCTGGCAGATTTGCAAAAGCAGTTTGGTGAACTGCAGACACAATCCGCGCAGGGGCAGATAGACGCCTTCCGCGGCAAGATCGCACAACTGACGGACGACTTTCGCACGCTGGAAATCAACGGCCGTGCTGCGATGTCGCCGGAGCAGTTCGCGAAATACAGGCAGGCGGCAATCGACGCATTCACGGGCATCACAGACACTATCGCAGACCTGCAATCGGAACTCGCCGTTTTGCGCGGGGAGACCACACAGCAGGAGCAGGAATTCGCACGACTTGCCAAAATGGGAGCGTCGCCGGAGCAACTCCAGCAATTGCGGGCGCTGAATGCCGAGCGTGACGCCCTACTACTAAAGCAACGGGAAGAGCAAAAGATTAACGAAGAGTCGGCCGCGTATTGGGCGAAGCGGGTAGCAGACCAGAAGGCTGAAGCGGCAGCCGCAAAAGACCGCGCCGTGGCTATAATTGACTCGATTAAAACGCCGGAAGAGCGACTGTCGGAACAATTGGCAGACATCAACAAACTCCGCGAGCGTGGCCTTTTGACGGCAGAACAGGCCAGCAAAGCCGCAGAGAAGGCCCGCCTCGATGCCGCCGGCCAGTCGCAACAGGGGGCAGGATCTGAGCCACGATTTGCTCAGGCCATGCTGCGTGGCAGTGCAGAGGCGTACAGTACAATTTTGCGAGCGATGGCCGGAAGCCCGGAGGCGAACGCCACGAAAGAGCAAACAAAGGTGCTGGGCAAGAAGCTTGATGCTATTGCCCAAAAACCGGCCGCACAGTTTCAGGTAGTGGAGTCTTTGAACGTATGACAACCACACTCAAAGAAGAAATTTCAAGCGGTCGGACAGCTCGCAATAGCAAGGGTGCTCGCACCTACACGCGCAAGTTTCGCGTGACCTCAAACGACAAAACAGACGGGCCGTTTGAAGTTGGCAGCACGTCGGGATTGCCGCTGATCGGCAGCGCACACCCTGAGGACGCGAACGCGTTTTGCATCGAACTAACCGTCGAAAATACAGAGCCTTACGCGGGCTGGACGGTTACGGCGAACTACTCGGACGAAAGGACGATTGACGACAACCCAACGGACGACGCTGCCGAAATTAACTGGGGTTCCGAGCAGTTTCAGAAAGTCGCCGTGACAGATCGCGACGGCAATTTGATTGTCAACTCGGCAGGCGACTTGTTCGACCCCCCGGCCATGATCGACGACAGTCGCCGCGTGGTCACGGTTTCCAAAAACCTTGCCACAGTCCCATCTTGGATTCTCGACTACCAGGACGCGATCAACAGCGACGCGTTTACAATTGACGGTATTTCAATTGCCGTCGGTAAAGCCAAAATGCAGGCGGTGACGGTCGGGCCAAAGCAGCGGCGAAACTCGACGGTTTTTCGGACTGTGAATTTCACGATTCACCTGCAGCGAGATGGGTGGACGCTGGACATTCTGGACGCTGGCTACAATCGCAAAGATGCACTCGACGCAACGAAGCGGCAGCCAATCACCATTAACGGGCAACTGCCGTCGGCTCCGTATCCACTGAATGGCGCCGGGGTTCCATTGGAAAACCCGTCGCCTGTCAATTGCGTGTTTCGTTCGTTCAACGTCTATAAAACCCGCACGTTTTCAACCTTGCCGCTGACTTGACCTATGGCAGACGGAATTCTACTTGGGCCGAAGGCCATTGCCCAACTGCAGCAGATGATCCGCGAGCACACGCGGCGAATCCGCAGCAGTGAGCCACAACGCCGTCAGTATGGCGGACCCCGCGATAATCGCCGGATCGCGGTTCTGCAGGCGGACCTGCTGGCCGCTGTTGACTGGATGCGCGATCCATCAACGGCACCCGCACTGCTCGCCCGCAAAGCCCCGGACAGCAGCGACTACATCCTGACGAATGAAGAGGTTACAGTCGTCAACCGCTTCGAGAATATCAGCCTGGACAACGGCACCGTGATCGGCATCGAATACATCGACGGCGAGTGGCAGCCCTACAAGGCGGATTGTTCGCCGGAGAGTGGTTCGATGAGCATTTACAGCGCGGGCGGGTTTGAGTCTGCTGAGCCGACACTGGGCAGCATTACCGCGCCTGGCTTTCCATCCCCTCCGTGAGGTGACGGCATGTTATTAGGTTGCGGCTGTCAATGCACCGGGGACAGTAACGACACGCCAAGCCAGTCAGAACCACCGTCTGCGATAGCGAGCGGCTCAGGAAGCAATCCGCCTGTTATCGAGAGCAGTGGCTGCCTGTCTTGCGTTGCTGGGGTTGGTCCGACTGTGTATCAGTGCACATGGGCATATGGCGGCACCACACAGGGCGGCATTTTTCCATGCTGCAGTCTGTATTCCGGGCAATCGGTCTTCCGGCTGTATCGCAGGCTAAATCTGCCACCGTACACAAGTGATTGTTGTATTTGGGGCAGTAATGAGCAATCAGGCCGCGGGGCGACAGTTAATGGGCAGCCTGCGTGCGTGCTGACACCAGCCGTGCCACCGTTCTACGCATCGCGCGTTGTTCTGTATATGGGCAACATCGCAACATGCATACCCTCCGGCGGGGTGGCTACCAATCTGAAACTGCGCGTCTATTACGAGTTCCGTCTAAACCAGTTCACTTGGGTGGAGTATGTTTTGCCGATAGCGCAGAGGACTCCGCCCTACAATTGCCTTGGCTCGATGACTCTGGATGTTGTGAAGGTGCCGCACAAGATTTTTGGGGCACCGTTAGTAAAAATGTGGTCCGCGTCGAATTCACGCGATTATGGCATTGGCCCCTGCTGGAGCAATCCGTTTAGTGGAGAAGATCCGGGCATTCCCGACACAGTCACTCTAACGCCGGTGTCGCTATGAGGGGCTGCGTGTATCGCGGGGAAACAACGGGCGAAAACTGCGTATGCCATAATCGCAGAGACCTTTGCCACAGCGGCAGTGTGCCTTTAGCGATTTGCGAGATTTGCCCCTTTCGTCGCGAGCCGGATTTCTTTGCGCAAACCGAACGCCTGCAGGTGGTTAAATACCACCGCGGCGAGTACACCCCACAACCTCGATCCTGTGGCGGCTGCGGCACCTTTAAGGCCCGTGATGGTGCCACCCAATTCGTCTGGCCTTACTGGGCAGGTGGAGCGAATGGCGATGAACTGCGGTTCTCGATTCGCTCGGTCGAAACCAACTACCGCGGCACGTCAAAAATCACAATTGTTGGAGACCGCCCGGACTGGTTTCGCGGCCACGTTATAGCCTGTCCGCGGGTTGGCCCAGACAACAGCAACCGACCATATCGAGACATGCTGAACAAAATGTGGGCGATGGCCACGCACGGCGAGATCGATAGCGAATTCGTCTGGATGATGGACGATGTTTACCTTTTGAAGCCCGTCGCATGGGACGACCTCGACGCGCCCCGCGCATGGCGGTGGCAGGAGTCCCGCGGCAACAGCTGGCAGCGGCGAAAAAGCAACACGATGAAAGCCCTGCAGCAGCGTGGCAAAACACAGTTTGACTACGCAACGCACCTGCCGCACACGGTCGAAAAAACAAAGCTTCGGCAGTTGTTTGACGTCTACCAGTTGCGGCAGAACACAATGCTCTGGGAAGTGCTTTACGGCAACGAATACCGTGGCAAGCCATGGGGAACGCGGCCATTCTTCGCGCGGCTGACGGACGCCAGAAGCCCACAGGACATCGAGCGAGCAACTGCCGGGGCGTCGGTGATGAACCACCTCGCGCAGTGCTGGACCCCGGCAATGAGGCAGTTTCTTGAAAGGCGCTTGCCACAACCCGCGAGCGGGGAGGCAATTACCAGCGGCTACCGGCCAGAGTTCAAGCGAGTGAATCGAGGCAACCGGCAGCGAGCGGTTAAGCGGAGACCGCGGCACACACACAGGGCAGTAGTGGAGGCGCAGGGCAAGTAATGCGGCATATCATCATTATTCAGTCTGCCTACCCGGCGGATCGGGCGGAGCTGTCAGCGAGGCGGCTGGAGATCACTCGGCACACGTGCGCGGTGGCACTGCGCACGCAGCGGACGAAACCCGTCGTCCATGTCGCTGTCTGCCCCGACGATGTCCACATTGACGCACGGCGCGAGGTGTTTCTTTCAACCGGCTGCGAGGTGCGGTTTCTTGAGCGGCCGTCTTGGCGGCTTTATCACGAGAACTGGGATCTTCCGGACGGCTGGAAGTTGGTTTCGCGAATGGACGATGATGACGTGTTGAGCGTGGATTTCTGCGAGGTGCTGCAGGCAACCGCACGGGAAACACGGGAAGCGTTGTTGTGGCCTTCCGGTTACGTCTTTTGGCGGCAGCAGATTTTCTCTCTGGCCCATCGCGGCAATCAGTTTCCGACACTCTGCACAAACGCCGATGAAGACCCGCACCAGGAACCACACTGGGAAATTCAAAAGCGCTGGCCGTCGCGTGCAGTTAGCAACGTGCCGGGGTGGATATGGGTGCGACACGGAGACGCAGCCACGACAACCCTGCAGCGATATCGGCAGCGGCAACTGGGGCGAATCGACACGGCCCGCTTCGCTGTCAACCTCCGGGCAATCCATCGGGCTTGCGAGGCGACCGGCGTTGCAGCGGCAGACTACGCAACACACACGAGCCCGCACCTGCAGCAGGTTCGGCGCGAGAATTCGCAGAATCGCTACCTGTCCGATATGCTTACGGCAAGTGGCAGCGACAAAGCCCAGTTGCATCATTACGGCTGGTGGTATGACGCGTGGCGGCGACGTTGTCCGCAGGGCGACGTTCTGGAGGTGGGAGTGCTGGACGGGGCATCCTCGGCGGCATTCCGCGCAGGCGGCTACCATTACACCGGCATCGATCGCAGCCTTGTGGGCGGTGTGGACGTTATCCAGTGCACGACGCCAGACTTTGCCCCGGCCTGCGCAGAGCTGGACCGGCGCGGACTGCTTTATGATCTTGTGATTGACGACGGCAGCCATGCGTTGGAGTGTCAGGCGGCTGCTATCAATGCCCTGTGGCGATTCGTGCGGCCCGGCGGGGTGCTGTGGATCGAAGACATTCAGAGCGAGCACAACTTCCGCGAACTGCTGCGGATTGCGCGGCAGGCCGCGCCACACGTGCAGGGGCTTGATATGCGGCACCTGCGCGGCAGATATGACGATCTCGGCGTCGTTTTGAGCAGAGAGCCTTTGGCGTGGTCTGCAGACGCTGCGGAGCGCGAGGGGGTGGCGTTGTGCGAATAATCCTCGCCGTGATCGTCACTGCCGTCGCGATCTCCATCCTGATCGACAGCCCCCGGCGCGAGCTGGCCGCACAACTGCGTGCCAACTGGCAGGAGTACCGGGAGCACGTTGGCGGACCCCGTGTTTCCCGCGAATTCCGAAAATCCTTCAGATTCTCTGAAGAGCAGACTGGACACAGAACGATAATCAGCTAAGATTCACCCGTCGGACGCAAGGTGCGGAAGACGCGAACAGCGAAAAGCAAGGGGCTGAGAGATGGAAAGCATTCTGACACACAACGGGACTTGGACAATCAAAAATCCAGCAACCGGAAATCACAGGACGTTTCAGGTTCGCACGGCATCCGCAGACAGTAAGTTGGCTGGCAAGCGAATTGTTAGCCTGCTGACGGGGTCAGACAACACAGAGGATTACACCGGATTCGGGTTCGTTGAAAAAAGTGGCGTGCGAGTGTGGCGGAAGCACGAAGGTACAGTGTTCAGCCAGTACGCTGCGATGTTAACAAACCTGCCGCGAGTTGCCGAAAAGCACGGACTGCAGATTTTGGCAAGCTGCTGCTGCCGACGATGCAACCGAGATCTGACAACACCAGAGTCTGTGGCCAGTGGGATTGGTCCGACGTGTGCTGAAAAGGAAATGGGCGAAAACTGACAAGCCCCGGTAAGGCCACCCCGGGAGACCGGCCCGGGGTTTTCTTTCACAATTTTTTGGAGCGATGCCAATGGCAACAATCGAACAAGCCCGACTGATCGGGCACAAAGACGCGTTGTTTGAATGCTGGGAATACGGCGATGCAACCACTCCAGAGGGCGGCTGGCACGCGCTGTTGATCCAGCGCGTCGGTGTCTATCGTGTTTGCAAATTGCTCGGCGGTGATCCGGCAGTTGAGCGACACGGCTGGTCCGCCGAAATGCGGGCAAAGTTCGCTGCCTACGATGAGGGAGCGGCGCGGGGCGCTGCGGAGTATCTGCAGGCCATTGCGGACGCTGACGCGGCCACCGGTCAGGACTGGACCGATTCCAAAAATCCGGCCGAATCCTCTTGACTCCACCAACCGCCTCGGGTTACTCTGTGACCATCGGCCCGCAAGGTGCAGGCCAGCAACCAGCAAGGAGGCGGACAAATGGAACCAGCAGCAGCGGCAGCAATTATCCTCGTTATCCTCGGCGTTTTC